TTTTCTGGCACTTCCATTAATGATTACAATTTTCATGCGTGTATCCTCCAACTCCTGATTTGTAACTGAGAATGTCTCAGTCGTTTTCTGCTAATAAGTATAACAGAAAACGACTGTATTCTCAATCAGAAGCGGTCGAAGTCTTCTTGTGTTGCAAGCTCAGCATACTTATAGTCATCATTCCGGCTCTCACTGTACATATCGTTGATGAGTCCTATTGACAGCATTTCAAGGTCGGCCATTGACAGACCTAACTGTACACATCGGAGCAGAAACAGCGGTGTTGTCATTTCACGCTCTGTTGGGCGATGTTTTTTTTAGCTTCCACATCTGTTTTTACATTCAGCCCCCACAGTTCGATCAGCTGTGGA